CGGTATAAGTTTCCGGTATAGAGTCGGTCGGTTTACTGCTGAAGACTACGGCCACGCGCCTATCATTTACCAGATTATCTAGCACGTCTGATTCGTTAGACTCTGACCGTGAAAATGTTAGATCGTAGTTAGTCGGTAGTGATTCGGTCGGGCGCTTTGAGTATGGGTACTTGGTATAATCCATCCACTGGACGGTAGGGAATAGCTCCATGATATTGTCGGCAATCTTTAGGCCATCAATAACTACTGGCTGATTTTCCCATAAAATATCTGATGTACCGTTGAGCCGTACTACCGGCAAAAGATTTCTCTTGTATGCTTTGCGTATCAATGCCTTGATTTCCTTAACTAGCATTTTCCAATATGCGGACCGGTCGGTGTGGAATAAGACCGTGCGATTTATTCGGGCTTGTTGCACTGGTGTAAACACTCCACGTCCGGCCGTGTTTAGGCAGCTTGTGGCGCAGCCAGCAGACGCAAAGGCACACAAGTTAATCGGCTTGCCTAGTGCCTCAGATGCTAGCTTTTCTGGTGCTAGGTATTGGACGCCTGTTAGGTAACCAAACTTTACGCTCTTAGCGGTCTTAGGGTCATTCTCGACATTTAACAGATACATACTCACACTCCTATGCTTAATCTAGGTACATTATACTAAATAAATATATGCAAATGTAACCCCTTTTAGTAGCAGTTTTAGGCTATTTTGGGTGTGAATAAGTATACCTAGGCGTGAAAGGGAATTTGCAAAGGTAACAGAAATTGCCAAGATAGGGCAGAGGTATCAAGGGAATAGTCGATCTTATGTCTACACAAACCAAAAAACTCAAGCGCAGCTAATTGGCGGAATATGTCCGGTCGAGGCTAGGGTAGCCTATGGGTACCCTGCCTTGACTGGCTGTGATTAAACCCCAAACCTACCCGACCAGAGAGAGAGACACGAACCACAGCCACACAAACACGCAACAGATGAGCGGTAGCGAAGCTGTTACACAACGCACCGAAGGTGCTGTCATTACTAACGCAACAACGAAAGAAGGACACATGGGTATGGCTTAGCACGATCGATTATAAGGGTTGGATACCCCTGACAGAATTTTTCCCCTTAAAAGCCCTTTCAGGCGTGGTATAACATGGTTCATGTTGTTATATAACATGTTATGCCGGGGTAATTATTGACATATACTGGCTGTGGGTCTACCATGCCTGTGAAAAGTGATGTTATGCGTGATGTTATATTGACAAATTACTATGAATGCAAGATTTTTAGGCGTCGTATAACATGTTATGCCATGTTATATAACATGTTATATAACATAACACACAGGTCTCTATAAGACCTGTGTTATGTTATATAATATTTATAATGGTGATATAGGGAAAGATATAGGGGGGTATTGGAATGGCGGATTTTCCTGAGAAGGCTCCAAAGAACCCGGCTGATAGGCAGCCGTTATTGAGGGGTAGGACGAATGAGCAGCGCAAGGCTGATCTTATTGAGCGTAAGGCGTTATTTTTGAAGTTATATGGTGAGCTTGGGACTGTGAGGGATACAGCTAAGGCGGTTGGTGTTACGAGGGACACGTATCGTAGGTGGATGAATGATGATCCCGAGTTTATGAGGAGTGTAGATGAGGCGAAGCAGGAGCATGGGGAGTATTTGGAGGGTTTAGCGTTAGAGAGGGTGACCAATCCTGACAAGAATCGTGGTAGTGATGTATTGTTGTTGGCTTTATTGAATGCTAATTTGCCGCAGAAGTTCAGGCCGCAGGTAGCGATTAGTGAGGACAGTGCTAAGGATTTGATATTGGAGTGGCGTAAGGCGGCTAAGGATGTGAAGGCAGAGGTTGTGAGTGAGCCGTTGCCTACGAGGGTTGAGCAGACACTTACGGAGTTATTGGAGAAGCGGAGGGATGCGCCTGTGAAGGATGTGGAAGATGACGACAGCCACACGTAATCTGCTTTTGAAGGAGTATCTGTTTGGTAAGGTAGGGTTCTCCCCTACTCCGGAGCAGAGTGTGATACTGGATTCGGCGTACAGGTTTAACCTGGTGGCTGGTGGTGAGCAGGCGGGTAAGAGTCTTGTGGCGTCGAAGTATTTGCTTTCCAGGTTTGCAGAGACAGAGGAGCGAGGGCTGTACTGGCTGGTAGCTGCGGACTATGAGAGGACGAGGGCGGAGTTTGAGTATTTGTTACAGGATTTCAGTATGCTTGGGATTTTGAAGGAAGCGTCGAAGAGGGTAGATCCCGGTCATTTGACTCTTGCGGATGGTACGAGGATAGAGACTAAGAGTGCTAAGGACCCGAGGACACTTGCTATGAGAGCGCCTAACGGGATACTGGGGTGTGAGGCAAGTCAGCTTGATATGGAGACTTTCTTCAGGCTACGGGGCAGGTGTGCGCCGAGACGAGGGTGGATGTTCCTTGCAGGGACGTTTGAGGGGAGTTTAGGGTGGTATCCGCAGATGTTCACGGCATGGGCATCCGGTGCGGAGACTGATGCGAGGGCTTTCTCGCTTCCTAGCTGGACTAACACGCATTTATATCCCGGGGGTTCTACTGATCCTGAGATAGTGAGACTGAAGGAGGCATCCAGTGATGACTTCTTTATGGAGAGGATTGAGGGGAAGCCTAGTCCGCCTCGTGGACTGGTATTCTCGGAGTTTCGACCCGATATGCACATCAGCGAAGTGGAGTATGACCCCGGAACACCGGTGCATCTGTGGATGGACCCGGGATATGCGGGAGCATACGCCGTTGAGGTCGTGCAGGTTAAAGGCGAACAGATATGTGTTATCGATGAGATATATGAACAGGGACTTGTGACTGACGAGATCATAGATATCGCCCAGTCACGTCCGTGGTGGAAGGATGTCCACTTTGGGGTGATTGATATAGCGGGTACACAGCACCAGGCTATGGCAGCACCCACGGAAGTGTGGCTGAACCAGACAGGACTGTACCTGTCTTCCCAGAAGATAAAGATTAACGAGGGCACGGAGAGATTGAAGGGATGGCTCAAGATAGATGCGAAGACCCACGCACCAAGAATAGTCTTCTCGCCTAAATGTAAGGGTGTATTATCTGAATTCGGGGCTGTAGCCAGTCCACTGGATGGTCAGACACGGGCCTATAGGTGGAAACTTGACCGTGATGGTAATATAGTGGGTGACACCCCCGAGGATAAGAACAACCACGGAGTAAAGGCGTTGATCTACGGGCTGATAGACAGGTTCGGATATGGGTATATAGAGCATCGGAACAAAATCTCCGTGAAACGGTGGGTGTAAATGGTACGCAGAAAGCCGGAAGATATCATAGCGCTGGTGGATGGACATTATGATGCCACCGAACCCCTCCGTGACCGCATGGAGGATGACCATTCCCTGTATAGATTAGATCCCTACGATGCAGGGGAGGGATATCAGAGCTACACGTCGAATGAACCACAGACCTTTGCGGATAAGGTGATCGGATGGATCACCAGCGCAGAGATGACCGTGCGTGTACCCCACGACGGTGCAGACCAGGAACTGAGAACCAAGAACGACGAGAAGGAACGGTTCCTTATAGGCATACTCAAGGCAGCCGATGAGCGTCTGTGTGCCCTGATGATGCCCCAGCTAAGGGATCAGCTTGCATGGTACGCCACAATCCGTGGATGGTATGCAGGCAGGGCACTACTCGCCAAGCGTGAAGACGGTTCTACTTATGTGGATATCACACCGTGGGACCCACTTCATACTTACTGGGGTCTTGGCCCGGAAGGGCTGGACTGGGCCTGCCACAAGATGATTAAGACTAAAGACCAGATATTTGCACAGTACAATGTGAAAGTAGACTGGGATACCCCCCAGACCGCAGAGGGTTCTTTCGTTTACGACTTCTATGACAAGGAAATGAACACCATTGTCATATATAACGGGAACACCAATAGTCCCCTGACACGGGTAGTAAAGAAACAGACACGACACGGAGCATCAAGAGTACCTGTATTCCTTGGCCCTGTCGGTGCAACCCCGCTTATAGTGGGTCTGGCTAACACATCCATAACGGACACCGTAGCCGATATGGGAGAAAGCGTGTTTAGATCCACGAGGGAACTGTATCCCAAGCATAACCTGATGATGAGTACCATGCTGGAACTGACTGCACGGTCACGTAGACAGGGGCTGAAGGTGCGCTCAAGGGACGGAACAAAGACACTTGATGAGGACCCGTACCTGGAGGGCTCGGAAATCTCCCTTGCACAGGGAGAAGAAGTAGAACCTCTTGGCCTGCTGGAGGTGGCAAAGGAGACGGGAGCCTTCATGGGCCTCGTTGCAGGTGAACTCCAGAGGGGTTCTCTGCCCCACTCGGTGTACGGCGAAGTGCCCTTCCAGCTATCCGGATATGCCATCAACACCCTGCGACAGGGTGTGGATACAGTGGTAGGGAAGTACCTCCGCTCTATCGAGAAGGCATACCAGATGATATTTAATATTATTGCCGATCAGTATTCTTCCGGTTCGTACAAGTCAATGGAAGTATCAGGCATGGATAAGAACCGTACCTACTTCTCACAGGAGATAACACCAGATGTTATCAAGGGAGCCGGGGCTCCGGTAGTACACCTGATCGGACAACTGCCACAGGACGACATGACCAAGTTCTCTATGGCACAGATTGCACGTGAAGGCCCGACACCGCTGCTGTCTGACAGGGCGATACGGGATCGTATCCTTGCAATACAGGACGCAGACCAGATGGACGATGCGATCAAGGAACAGCTTGCCGAGAAGATGCTGCCTGAAGCCACACTGTGGTCGTTGCTACAGGCTGCCGAAAGGCAGGGACGTGAGGACTTGGCAGAGTTCTATCTTGGTGAACTGGTGGGTATTCTGTTTGAGAAACGGCAGGCACTTCAGGCTCGTATGGGCGCTGGCATGACGCCCCCTGGGCCTGGAGGACCTCCAATGCCTGGTGGGCCGCCCCCGATGGGTGGCCCTCCGGGTCTACCACCGGAAGTAATGCCTAACGCTATGATGGGTGTGCCGCCACCTATGCCCGTACCACAGGCAGGGCCGGTAGTACCTCCGGGTACTCCAAGGCCCGGCGCACAGGGAGGTATGTAGATGGCACAACCGTGGAAGCTACCTTCATCCAGAAGAATTGATATAGACAATATACCTGCCACGTTTAGCAGCCTGTCTCAGCTTTCGGGCATGAGCAGGGATGCTACGATGGCAATGTTGTACGGAGATTCCCTGTCTGAAGCCATGATGGGCGAGGAAGAAGCCCTGTATGGAGGGGCAATGCCCCCCGGAATGGAGATAGACAGGGAAAATGCACTGGAAAAGACCAAGTTTCAGATGGAAAACCCCAATGCCATCATGACACCGTGGGGCCCATCCCTCGCACCGGAGGAAATGGACATCATGTTGCAGGAAAATGATGGCCTTGAGGCCCTTCTTGATGTACCAGAGTCACAACATGCGTCCTTAATGGCTGAGGCAGACATGATTATGGACCAGATGAGTGATGAACTGGACGATGTTATGGATGTTGCGGACGACATAGGCATGAGAGAGAACATGAGTCCGTTTGAAGCAGCCAAAAACATTGCAGGAGACGCCCTTCTGGGCGCAATAGACTTCTTATTCCCACCTGATACAGCCTATGGGGCAGAGACGGGGATGCCCGATCAGACTGACCAGATTCTGGATGGCGCTCCAGCAGGTCAGAGGCCGTCAGTTGAAGAGGCAATGCTCTCAGGAGATGCTCTTATGGGAGATATAGGTGCTAGTATGGTAGATGGCCCGTTGTCATTTGCTGATGCTATGGCACTGGGGGTAACAGGTGACCCCAACTTCGGTCGTGGCGACCCAAGTATATTACAACCTGAAGTTGTTCAGGCGGGTGCGGGAGACATAACGCCAACCCGAAGACCGTCAGAGTCGGTAATTCAGGTAGATCCAGAGGTATCTATGAGCTTGGATGCCCTCATGGAAGAAACCGCTGATAACCCCGAAAGTTTTCTTGAAGAGATGATGATCCTAACTCAACCTTCATCAGACCCAGACAACCCTGGATCTATGATAGATCCAGCCATTACACCAAACGAGTTACGGTCATGGCTTGATAGCAAGGATATTAGGTACGGACACCCGCTTATGCCTGTTGTGCCACAACTGTATAGGTCAACCAGGGCACAGGGCGGTGGTGAGGGTGTAGGGGTTGGGCCTCAACCGTCATGGCAAGATACCTTTAGAGAGGGGCGTAGCGCGACGGATCTAACTGGGAATCAGAACCTGCTCAAACCATTTTATGAAACTATGAATAAACTGGAAGATGCAGGCAGGCCGGATGTCAGGGCAGCTATGGGTCAGATATTCAATGATACGACAGCCCTCTTCTGGTTCTGGGAGGGTGATAAGGCTTTCAAGGTAAAAGACAATCCTAAGCAACTTGAAGATCAGTATGGCGCGTTCCTAGAGAAATATGTTAAAGACCCTAGTTCTTTCCGGGGGGGTAAGCAGTTTAATGACAGGATACAATGGTTGGGCGGACTCATGGAGAAGGAACAGCAGGGACTAATTTCTGCTAATCCTTGGGTGAAGGCTCGCTTTAGCGATAATGCTCAGAATACCAAAGTACTTTCAGACCTATACAGGACTGGTGGTAGCAGGGATTATTATGCAAGCGGTATTCATTCCACCTTGGGAGAAATGAGAAAATACTGGGAAGGTATGGGCGAGTCTAACACGGACGTATTCAGGCGTTTGACTGCCCCACGCACAGAACAGGTAGAGGACGCGAGTCAGGTTATAGATGACACTGATGCTATACTGGGGCCACCGGAACCTGTACAGGCAGGCTGGAATGGTCAGGCTATTTAAGGGAGGCTAGATATGGCAAATCAATACGACATTGCCAAAGATTCGTTAGCACCTGCATCACCTATACAGGGTGGATGGGGTGGTCAACAGGCTTTAGATGCAGGATGGGAAGACCTGACAGCAGGGGCGCTTCCTGCATATACTCCAGAGCAGGAGTGGAGTCAGTTTATGACCGGTATACGCCCACAGTGGCGATATCGTCAGCCTCT